TGATACTGGATCATATAGTTTAAATGCACTATTGTCTGGTTCATTATATGGTGGAGTTCCATCCAACAAGATAACTTGTTTAGCTGGTTCAGAAGCAGTAGGTAAAACATTCTTTGCATTAAGTATAGCTAAGAATTATCTGGAACAAGATAAGAAGAATGTAATTGTATACTTTGAATCTGAAGGTGCATTGACATCTGATATGATTAAAGAACGTGGTATAGACCCTGATAGGTTTATTGTATTTCCAGTTGCAACAGTAGAAGAATTTAAAACACAAGCAATCAAGATAATTGATAATACACAAACAGATTATAAGATTATGATATTCCTTGATTCACTTGGTAATTTATCTACACGAAAAGAGATGGAAGATTCAGCAAGTGGTTCTGATAAAAGAGATATGACAAGAGCTCCAGCTGTTCGTTCAGCATTCAGAACTCTTGCGTTGAAACTTGCAAAGGCAAATATCCCTTTGATTATTACAAACCACACCTATGACAAAGTGGGGAGTATGTTTCCAACGAAAGAGATTTCTGGTGGTGGTGGCATTAAGTATGCAGCTTCTGTGATTGTGACTCTCGGTAAACGAAAAGTTAAAGATGGGACTGTAGTGTTGGGGAACATTGTCAAGATGAAATTAGTAAAGGGTCGATTGACTAAAGAAGAATCTATTACAGAAACCAAATTGGATTACAAGACAGGTTTAGATAAGTATTATGGTTTGGTAGAACTTGCAGAGAAGTATGATATCTTCAAGAAAGTGTCAACCAGATTTGAAACACCAGCTGGTAAAGCATTTGAGAAAACTATTGTGAATGATCCTGAGAAGTATTTTACTAAAGATGTAATGAAACAATTAGAAGTAGCAGCTAAGAAAGAATTTTCATATGGGTCAAGTGAATGATTACATTTCCAAGAGAAAAAGTAGCAGAAACGAATAGAACTTTTAAAGCATGGAAAACGTATCAGGCTATGTATTTACATTTTACTGGTTCGTATGATTACTTTAAGTATTATGGAAATGCATCATGGGGCACGATTACATCAATGGAGAAATACTTTGCCAAGTATGAGAACCATACAGGGTTCTCTTGGCAACGTGGTTTCTTTACATCTCTTGGAAAGAAGTATCTTAAAGAGATAGATTTGATATATTATTATTTGTCACAAATAACTAAAGGTAAGATGTATCCAACAGAATTTTTGGATGATTATTTTATTGAGTATAAGAATAAGATGGAGAGTTTTTCACTTCATCTTCAACGAAATATGAAAGTGGTTGTTGAGTATATGAAGGAGTATGATTTAGAATTTAATGAATTGTTTGTAGGTCCTGGCATTAATCATCCCCCGATATTAAAGCTCTTGTTAGGAGAAGATATTTCTTTAGAAACTTTTACAGTATTGGATATTATTTTAGGGTTTACAAATATATTAGATAAGAAATTAATTGATCCTATATGGAGAGATCAGAAAACTTTGTGTTATAATTATAAACCATTTTTAGAAGTTAATGTAGATTCAAAACGAAGATTGATAAGGCAGGTGTTGAATGAAAATTGACTTTGGTACTGGTAAGGTATATTATACTGATGTATTGAATGAAAATCCAGAAGAAATAAAAAAGTCGCTTGAGGATATGAAAATAAAAGATGTAGAAGATGATGTAGAACCAATATTCCAAAAGACACGACATAGAGGATTACCATATGGTAGATTGAAATATATGTTTTATTGTTTTTTATTAATGGTAGATGGTTTGATTGGTATTGTTTCGATTGGACAGACACAGAGTATTTTGGCTCAAAAGTATTTATTATCTGATTGGGTTATAGGAGATTATAATGATAGACAAAACGGCCGTTAGTTTTAACTCAAGTCCGTTATATAGATTTATGATAACAGATGGAAAGTTCAAAGGTGTAGAGTTTTATTTTAAAAATGTAGAATTGGATTCAAAAGATGATTCACTTGGGTGTGATGTAGCATTTGAATATGAAATCATTGGTGGAAATTATAGAGATCATGGTTATAGTGGAGAACAAGAATATTTAAATAGAGTTATTACAGATAAGAATAGAGATCAATTTAAAGTAGAGGTGGGCAAAATACTTAATAATTTATTGGTATTGAATGACCCCAGAGTTATTTTGCATAAAGGGAGAATGATTAATCAATGAGAATAGAGCAGTTAATACTTGAGAACTTAATACATGATTCACAGTATGCAAGTTTAGTTGGAGTGTTTTTAAAACCAGAATATTTTAGAGCTCAACCAGAGAAAATAATATTTTCTGAGATACAAGATCATATAAAAGAATATAATAAAGCACCAGGAGTTTCAGCACTTGCAAATATTGTTGCAGATAAAAATGATTTGAATGAAAATATATTTAAGAATTGTGTAGAAGTTTTAAATGGATTGGGCAAGACAAAAACAGATGATCCTGAATGGTTGGTACACGAAACAGAGAAGTGGGCAAAAGATGCAGCTGTCTATAATGGTATTGTAGATTCGATTGCAATCTTAGAAGGCAAAGATACAAAGAAACCAAAAGATGCAATACCAGATATGTTAACTGATGCATTAGCAGTATCTTTAGATACAAGTGTTGGACATAATTATATTGAAGATGCAACAGAGAGATGGGATTACTATCATAAGAGAGAACAGAGATATCCATTTGGGATTGAGATGTTGGATAAGATTACGGGTGGAGGAATATCACCAAAAACTCTTACAGTATTTCTTGGTGGAACTGGTTCTGGTAAAACATTAGTCAAGACACATTTAGCATCTCAGTATATCAAACAGGGATTTGATGTTTTGTATATTACAATGGAAATGGCACAAGAGAGAATAGCTGAGAGAGTTGATGCTAATCTTTTGGATATTGACTTAGATCAGATTCGTTTACTTCCAAGAGAATCATTTAATTCTAAGATTGAAAAGGTGATGAACTCTACCAGAAATTTTGGTAGATTAGTTATTAAAGAGTATCCAACTTCAGGAGCTCATGTAGGAAATTTTCGTGGGTTGTTGAGAGAGTTAAAGATTAAGAAACGATTCGCACCACAGATTGTTATATTAGACTATCTAAATATATGTGCTTCCAGTAGAGTTAAGTGGACAGCAAATATGAATACTTATGTTTATATTAAATCTATAGCAGAGGAGATTCGTGGATTTGCAGTTGAATCAAATGTTCCTGTAATCACAAGTTCTCAATTAAATCGTGAAGGGTATTCTAGTTCTGATCCAGATATGACAAATATATCTGAGTCGTTTGGTCTACCAGCAACAGCAGATTTAATGTTAGCAATTGTAGCAAAGGAGGATAACGGTGGTCAGCTGATGTTCAAACAGTTGAAGAATAGATATAGTGACCCCACAATCAATTCTAAATTCATGTTGGGGATGAATAAGAATCGGATGAGATTGGAGAGTATTTCACAAAAACAGCAACCGGTATTGGCACATGGGGGTTCCGATGTAAAATTTGAGAAGAAAATTGTGGCAAGTTCTACAGACTCACCCTTCTTGAAACAACATAAAGACGTTAAAATAACACCAAATGCCACTATGGATGATTGGAAAATATAGCCAAATGTGTAAATATTATAAATACTATAGAGATATTTTATATAAATAATAGAAGAATATGAAAGAAAAGAAACTTATAGAATTGTTTCAAGAGTCGGCTGAAAAATTGAAACGCAAAGAAAAGAATAGTACAGCAATTCATTCAATGGGGGGCTATGGTGAAATAGAACATGGGCGTATTTGTCCTTTTCGTTCTGTTCCTTTTGAAGATTGTCCCTTATGTATACTAGATAGTTTAGGTAAGTTATGATTGGATTTAAAACATTTTTAACAGAAGCAACAGATGCTTCAACATATTTTGAAGGTGTTATTTCTGTCTGTCTTTCTATGAGTGGGTATAGTCAGAAAAGATTTAAAGATAATATTCTTAAACAGAAAGAAGTTAAACTATTTTTGAAAGCAGCAGGAAAAGAATGGGCAGTTGCTGGAAAGAAAAAGACAGAACAACAAGATATATTATGGAAGTTTGCTAAACTTTGTAAATCAAAATTACCAGCGACATCATCAGATGCTGGTTTTGGTCAGTCGAAAGTAAAAGTTTCTGAGTTTTGGAATGAGGGTACTGGAAAGAATTTGGATACTTCTAAAGCAGACATTAAAGTTGGTAAGTTTCATGTATCTGTTAAAGGTCCCAAAGCACAGTTGATGTCTGGTGAAAAGAAAGAAACTAGAGTAACTGTATTATCTGCTA